TCCAGCATCAGAAACTTTTCCAGCATCAGAAACTTTTCCAGCATCAGAAACTTTTCCAGCATCAGAAACTTTTCCAGCATCAGAAACTTTTCCAGCATCAGAAACTTTTCCAGCATCAGAAACCACTTCTTTAGAATCAGCTAATACGCTATCAAGTGTCTCTTCACTCATTATTTTCTCACATGAACATTCTTAATTTCAATTATAAACATATAAATATTCTCATTTCAACTATAAACGTATAAATATTCTTAATTAATTGAATTAACCATATCTGGAGGGTCAACCATATCTGGAGGATCATTTACTAGCATTTCAGAACGCATAACTCGCATACGATCTGTTTCAGCTTTATATTTATTCACTTCAGCATCCAATATCGCTTTTTGAGCTAATGCTTTATCTTTTTCGATTTCAGCAATTTTAGCTTGCCTCTCAAGTTGAAGGGTTTCTGCTTGTTCTTGTTGTTGTTTTTGCCAAAGCTTTTGTTTCTCTATATCAGAAACACCTCCGGAAAGATGATCAAGTATTCGCTTTTTATTACGAAGTTGAGAAGATTCAATGATCATATCCATTGGTATTTTCCCTGGATAGTCTTTTTGCAATTGAGTTAATGCCATAAACTGTTCATTTTGCAGAGGACCTACATCCAGTGTTTCTTCAAGAATAATATCCATATCCAATTCAGCTACATTGTGTTCAACTCCTACTTGAATATCTAATCGTGGATCGTTTTCGTATTCAGGAGGCATAGGACCAAATTGTTTCTCCATTCTCTCACGAGCTAGAATTGGACGATTTAAAGTCACGAATTTAGGTCCTTTCTCACTATCCATAATACGAACCCAACGTTCCGCTACCCAAAATTGCTTAATAAGCTGCCAAATTATTCGATAAATACGTCTCTGTAATGTCTTTAATGCAATTAACATTGGATCTACTTCAGTTTGTTTTGACTGTTGAAGAGTAAGAAGCGCGCGTCCTGACATACCACTTATTTTATCTTGCGGTAAAGAACTAGCATTAATCATACTCATTTCTGCTTGAGCTTCTTGTAACAAGTTAAATTGACCCATAGCAAGATCATTAGTATTGATGATATCAAATTGAAGTCCTGGAGTAACCTCAACATGTCCATCGGGTTTTGCTAATTCCCGTTTAGCTAATTCCACATCAACAGCTCCTTTCTCTCCCTTGGTTTGACGTGAAGTGTAAAAATGCAAAGCTTTAGAACGACGTTTATTAATTTCATCCTGTATATCAATCCATCCGCGTAGAGCACCATAACGGCAACCCTCACGATCAACAAAGGCAGATTGAAACTCTAATCCACAAAATGTATCGCCACTTTCATCTAAAAATGGTGATACCATAGGCCCTTGTACAAATCCTCCCTTAGTAAACATCGCCCAATTCCAATCACCTTTTTCTTTATACCATATGGAACATAACCTAACCCGTTCACGTGATCGATCAGCCCAATAAACTGGCTTATCGTCGTAAGTTTCGCTACCTGATGATTGATCGAAAGCGTTTTCGATTGCTTCAGCATTACCCAAAGATAAAGCATCAACTTTATCCATCCAAATAGTAGTACCTTTATATTTAGCATCCTGAAAATCATTACGCCTAGAATGTGGATCCCAAAATATTCGATCCCATGGACATTGATGGATAACAATTTCTATACCATTTTTAGTAGATTCGATACCCATTTCAGCGCCGCCGACACCTTCGATCAGTATGTTTTTAAACATTTCCGAACGCTTGGTATCGAAATCAGTACGATCAAGTACATAACATAAACTATCGGTAACAGCTTCAGCATCTTCTTCATGCTGGGGCGTTCTAGGATATGCTTTTGGTTTAGTAGCTGTTTTTTGCTGTATACCTGATAAAAAATCTATTTTCGATTTAATTTGGTTAAACACCAAAGCAGGTTGCCCACGTTCAGCAAGTACAGCAAGCTCCTCTTCAGTAAGTTGTTTATGATCATAGTAATCTCGATCACGTTCTGAAAGACTACGTGATTCTCTACTAGCCTCCTCCGAAGTAATAAACCAATTAGATAATTTATTAAGTAAATCGTTGTTATCTACATCACTTTCCAAGATTTTGCTCCATTAATTCTACGACCCCAAATATCAGTCTTTTTTGATACTAATTCACCAACCTTCCCAGGGATAGTTCGATCCAACAATTGTCCGAACAAAGCACACGCATCAACTGCATCGTCACGAGCACTATTTGGAAAACGCAATAATTGATCTAATAAGCGTTGTCCAATTTCATTGTTAGGTAAGTATACTTTACCCATAGACGCACGCGCTTGAAAAGATCGTGCGCGAGTAGGTTTATCACGTATAGATGCTACCCATTCAATAGCACAATAACTTTTACGCTCTCGCATACGTTTTAACATAAAAGGTTCAACTGATTTCCTAATTACTCCGGCTTCTCCGCCCCAGAACAAAGGTCGGTATTCATCAATTAAATCGCACTTAGCATCAATCCACTTATCAGCAGTAGTTTGCCCATTCCACCAATCTATAATATAGATATCTTCAACCAGATCCACTCCAAACACGCCATGTTCAGTGAAATCACCATCGTCTTCAGTTACTGCATAATCCGACGCGCCATAAATCCGTAAATACTTGGGTAACTGCTCAACCTCATACCATTGAAACCATTCACGTTTAAAGTAAGTACCTTCATCAGGTATTGGTTTCTGCTGATAAAGTGCTGACCAATTACGTCCACCAATCGCAGTACGAATTCGTTGTAACGCAGGTTCTGGATACCATTCAGACCATAACGCCTCCCCGTTAACCAATGCTGGTAATTCAAGTACTGTCCAGTTATCTTGATGATCTCCATTTAATAAACGCCCTGCAAGATCATCATCGTGCCAGCGTGTTTGTATTAATATAATCGCTCCGCCCGGCATTAATCGGGTATAAAACGTTGAGGTATACCATTCCCATACTTTTTCACGAATAACCCCACTATCAGCCTCCTCATAATCTTTAAAAGGATCATCGATTACAGCTATATGTGCTCCGCGACCAGTAATAGCGGTACCCACACCCGCTGAAACATAAGAACCCCCCATATTAGTATGCCAACGATTTGCTGCTTTACTATCTTGCGCTAATAAAGTTTTAAACACGTTCTGATAAACAGAACTGTTCACTATATTACGAACTTCGCGACCATAATCAAAAGCTATATTAGCATTATAACTAGCCGCAATAATCTGTTTACTCGGATTACGTCCTATATACCAAGCCGGAAAACGCTTAGACCCTAACTCACTTTTACCGTGCCGTGGAGGCGTAAAAATCATCAACCGATCAATATCACCCCTCTCGATTGCTTCAAGATGCTCTATAATACGTAACTGATGACTCGCTGTTTTATAATCAGAATTAGTATATTCAGTAAACGCTTTTAAACTCTGACGTGATTTACGTCTACTCAGTAACTCCTGAGCTGCTTCCTGCGGCGATAATCTCAAGTTGGGCATCACTTATCTCTTTAGCTTCAATCCTACCTGTATGGTGATAATGATTAACGTAAAAGCCGGCAACCTTACCTCGATTAACCTCAGCAACTATCGCTGATCCATCATTGCCGCGAGATACTGCGCCATCGCGTAATTCCGCAAGTTTTTTTAAATGACTTTCATAGCTAATTAATCCAGCTGATTCAACATGTTGTCTTAATTCAACCATCCTTGTTGATATCTTGTTATGATCAGTAAGAGCTTTAGCATTACGGTTTATTGTTTCACTTTTCATATTCGCTGTACTGTAAGCACGGCGGTAAGCTTCTGATGCATTACCAGTTTCGAGATATGCAAGACAAAACCTTTCCTGCTTAGGAGTAAGTTTAATATTTTTTATCATTTAAAACCATATACTACGATTAGGAAATCCATAATTATATGTATTATCTAATATGCATACATTAAAATAACGTTTATATGTATTACCGTTTGTAGTTTTTATCTTATTTACTAGGTAATAGTTACCAATACTACCAGATACACATACTGAAGTTACGTTTGTAAATATAGGATCATAATCTAAATCGTAACCTAGATCGTAATCTAAAACGTCAACCATAGTATTGATCTGTTCTACTTTTTTATCAGCTAAATTTAAACTACCACCCGATACCTCCCAGGTACTCTCTGGTGCACCTAGAGTTATATTGGTTGGTAATTCTATCGTATTTATTGGTATTGTTACTGTCCTTGCCGGTATTGTTACTGTCTTTGCCGATATTGTTATTTTTTCGCCTGATACCGTTATAACTTTTTCTGGTAATGTTTTAGTTACAGCTGGAAGCGTAACATCATAAGATGTACCTGTTTTACTACCAGCATTTATTGGAGATGTTGTTGTAGTTGTACGTAGAATATTATCCGTTTTAAGAAAAGCTGCCCAATTTACTTTGTAAGTAACCTTTTCGCCCACCCCCTGACTAACAGCTAATTTTTTGTGTGAAAGCGCATTTAACGTTGTGCCGTGCATGATTATCTTTATACCAGATGTTTTTAAAATTAGCACGGACATTTTCACGGACATGGACACACCCCTAAAGGGGTGAGTCCGTGTATGTCCGCAAAAATCATGTCTTTTGTCCGTATTTGTCCGTATTTGTCCGTATTTGTCCGTATTTGTCCGCGCTTGTCCGCAAAATTATGTCTATTTGTCCGTATTTGTCCGTATTTGTCCGCGCTTGTCCGCAAAATCGTATCTTTTATCTTCTGCTAAAATAGTGTAAATACCATTTTTATACTCAAATATTTCCTTCATTTTTTGTGCAGCACGATTAAACGCTTTTTGTTTACTACTTTTTTTCAACAAAAGATCACTATCCTCCATCTGCTTATAAAACTCTTTTTCAGCTTCAACTTCACTCGCTATCGCTCCCATCCCTTGTAAGATAGTTAATAAATGTTTTTCATGTTTACCAAATTTTTCACTGTTATCCTCTAACATTTTAAAACCACCTTGGTGAACCAACACTGGTACTGAAATAGGATTATCGAAATTATCTTTTATTTCTAAATCTTCTCCCTCAACTTGAAATACTAAAGGTTCTAGCTCTCCACCTATATCACGCATCTCAGTAGTCTCAACCGATATTAGATTATCTTGTTTACTAACCATTAATGTTCCATCAACGGCCGCAGGTAATGAACTGTGTCCACGTCCACGCTCTTTTTCACTGTGACCTGAATGGTGAATAATTAATACCGTAGCTTCCAAGGGTCGTGAAATTAAATCAATAATATGGTTGATAAAACACCCCATGTCTTCATCAGAGGATTCTGAACCAGAACCAAAATTCCTTGCAAGCGTATCCACAATAACAACTACTGGAAGCTCGTGATTAAATTCTATTTGAAACGTTTTAATTTCATCTTGCAAAGCTTGAGCATGTTCTACTTGAGTTAAATGCACAGGTTGTGTTCTTAACCAGAACAAAGCATTATCAGTATTTAATCCAAATCGTTTAGCATAACCTTGTATTCGTCCTTGAATACTCTCAGCAGCTTCTCCCGCTACACACACTACAAGCGATTTAGCTGTACGCCTACCAGCCCATAAGCTACCATGCACTAATGACATAGCCATATCGAGTGAAACTAGGGATTTACCTGCTTTCCACTGCCCGTGCATCTGATAGACTCTACCTTGTAGAAATAAGCCTTCTATTAACCAAGTCCACTCTATCCTAGCAGCAAGAAGTTGATTTAAGTCTAAGTATTTAGACTGCGGTACTATCTTTTTTTCAGCATCTTTAGCCCATTTGAGGACTGTAGCAAAAGTAATGGGATTAATTGATGTATCTGCTATAAACGAATCCCAACGAGTATCCAGAGCGTTGGGTTCATAATTGTAAGCATTACTCGACCATTTATGCCAATAATCTAATCCAATATCATTTCCCTCGAATTGATGGTATAGTGCCATACCGACATGGATCCAATTATCATAGTCAGTAGCTTGATCTTTAATAGTATTAAGAGCTGTACCAACTTGCTTTTTTGTTATATCTAATGAACTCTTATTCTTTTCTAACCAATTAGAATCATTAGCATTTTTACTATGAGTTTTAGCCACCCACCCTTCAGAATCAGCTATGTGCTCAAAAACATTGAAAAGCGCTTCAATTTTTTCAGTGTTAACCAAAGGTAATTCCTTTAGGTTAATACCAATTGGTTCACGCTTTTTATGCCAGTAATAAGGTTTACTAGTATAAGGATGTATACCATAAGCTAGAATTTGTTGTCCTTGTCCAAGAATTTCAAGACTCTGATTAATACCTTGCTTATCTACATAGACAACTTTACGTTTAGCGTAAGGTTGATTAGATTGAACTAATAAAGCGATTTTCGGTGCTCGACCAATACGTGTGATAATCTTCTTATTAATATGTTCTAAACACCATAAGTGAAGTTTTTTAACTACGGAGGAATGAAGAATATCAATATCAATAGCTATAAGGTAATGTTGATTAGTTTGTTCACCTAAAACCAAACCAACTGAATCTGTACTATGACCATTATTAGCCATAGTAACAGTATCTTGTAGTGTAAAGTTTCTCCGTTGCCAAGCATCAAATATTGGACGTTTTGAATGGGAATGAACAGGAGTAATTTTATAACCATTTTCAGTTAGTTTCGGAGCGTAATACGCGAAGTAATTCTCCATTATTTTTCTAATGAAATAGGAAACAAATCAGGACGTAAATCGCTTGGTTTTATTTTACCTTTTGTCGCCAATTCAATTTCTTTAACACGCTTCGCTGGTACCCCATTAGCTAACCATTGAAAACAAGCTTGACGTGAAACACTGTTCTTGCTTACTTGATTAATTGCTATAGCGAAGTCGTTCCAAGAATTACCGCAAATTCCTTTAGCTTTACAGAGCATCCGGCGGGTTGCTGATGAAGGAAAATTAGTTTGTAAATCTTTAAATAAAATAGGTGGGTTAGTTGTATTCATGTAAATATCTCCTTTTAAAATTTTGTTTTTAAGATACATTGATAATAATACTATATTACGGAATGTGTCAAGTAAATAGAACCACTTTGTAAATCTATTGTTGACATAATAAACAGCTGTGTTATATTTAATTCACGCAATGTGAATTGTGATTTAAACGAGAGAATTGAGAGTAGCGAAAGATAAAAATCATATAAGTAGCGACGTTAAGTATAGAGGGGGATACTAAAACGTCGCTACACCATCTTTTTAATATTCTAAGATTTAAATAATTAACAAAAAACTAAAAGGTAATGATATGCGACATATAACCAAAAAAGGGTTAAAGCTAATTAAACGTTTTGAAGGGTTCAGCGCAACTCCTTATTTTTGCTCAGCAGGGCATTTAACCGTTGGCTACGGTCATCTAATACGTAAAGGAGAGATATTTAAAATAATTAGCGTACAAGATGCTGAAATACTGCTCCGTAAAGACGTAGAAACTGCTGAAAAAGCGGTTTTAAACTTAATAGATGTACCACTTACTGACGGACAATTCGATGCTTTGGTGTCCTTTACTTATAATCTGGGTTATGGAGCATTAAAATCCTCAACCCTACGCAAAAAAGTAAACGCTGAAGATCACAGTGCTGTACCTGCTCAATTGAACCGTTGGGTACACGCTAACGGTCGTAAGTTACTCGGCCTAATTAGACGAAGAGAAGCTGAAGCAGAACTTTATCAAGTAAACTATTAAGAGAAAACAGATGAAAGAAATTCAACTAAGCGAAATAGATAAAGAACTAACTTATTTAAGCAGTAAAATAACAAAACTAAACGATATACGAGAAGAAGAAAGAAAATTAAGCAATACACGAGATGGAGAAATAAGTGACGTAGTAGAAACACTTAAAAGATTAATTAATCTAAAATTAGTTAAAAAAGAAACTGAAATCTATAACTGTGCAAACGAAGTCTATGCTAATCAGATAACGATTGATGAAGTGCGACGTGCGCTACTTGATATTCAGAGAACAAAAGCAAAGCAGATTCTAAAAAAGCTAGGTGTTGTTAGACTCTCAGATTTACCAAGCGAAAAATACGCTCAAGTAATTGATTTAGTAACAACAACAGTAGATAAAACACCTGAATCTACGAGTACTGCACTATGAAACACGCAAATCTATCACCTTCATCAGCACACCGCTGGATGCATTGTCCTGCTTCTGTACGAATGGAATCTAACATGCCATACATACCAACTTTATACGCAGAAGAAGGTATCGCTGCACACGCACTTAGCGAATTAACACTGCATAATCCTGAAAAAAATTGTATTGATTATTTAAATACTCAAGTTAATGGTTTTAGAGCAGATGCAGAGATGTGTACTGCTATACAGATATATGTAGATGCTGTTCGTGCTCAAAATGGAACCTTATTACTCGAACATAAAGTTAACTACACTAAATGGGTTACAGCTGGATTTGGTACAGTTGATGCTATTGTCCTTGATTTTGAAAATCGAACTATATATGTAAACGATTTAAAATACGGTAAAGGAGTAAAAATAAACGCTAAAAATAATCCTCAATTACAGTTATACGCTCTAGGTGCTTTAGATACTTTTGACCATTTATGTGAATTTGATAAAATTATAATTGGTATTTATCAACCACGGCTCAATTGGATAGATCGTCAAGTACTGAAGGTAAATCAGATTCAACAATTTGGCGAAAATGTGCGTCTAGCAGCTAAAGCTACCGAACAAAAAGATGCGCCTTTTCATCCCGGAACAGATCAATGCCAATGGTGTAAAGCTGCAGCGTATTGTTTGGCGCTTAAAACACAATCTCTTGCTGTCATCGCTAATGAATTTGATGATCTCACTACCCTAGAACCGAAAAACGTAAATACCCTGTCATCTGAAGAAGTAATTAAAGTGCTCACATATGCAAAAATGATTACTAAATGGCTAAAAGTTATTGAAGCACGCGCTATTAAATCCCTGGAAGTAGGCGAGAGTATCCCAGGTTACAAGCTAGTATCAGGTAGGTCTACTCGCTGTTGGTCAGATGAAGAACTTGTTGAAAGAAAATTACGTAATATGCATATTACAGTAGATAAAAGGTTTAAAAAAACTCTTATATCTGTCGCACAAGCTGAAAAACTTTTAAGCAATAAGTTTAAAAAACTAAAAGAGTTTGTTATCAAACCACCAGGCAAGGTAACTATTGTACCTGAAGAAGATTGTCGTCCTGCTATTGAACCAGCCAAAACTATGGGCTTTGATACCGTTAATTAGAAATATTAAAAAACCAAGAGGTAAGTGTTATGTTATTAAAAAATGTACGTTTAAGTTTTCCCCACATATTTATCCCTTATAGTTTTTCCGATGATCAATCTAAAAAATATTCTGCATCTTTTATTTTGCAAAAAGATGATCCGCAGGTTGAGGAAATCAAAATGGAAATGGACAGAGTAATAACAGAAAGATTGAAAAATAAAAAAACTAAACCCTCTAATATAAAAAATTGTCTCCGTGACGGTGCAGAAAAAATGCACTTAGATGGATTTAGTGATGACGTTGTATTCTTTAACGCTAGTAATACAAGACGCCCTGGGGTCTATGACAGAGATCGTTCTCCTTTAACTAAAGAGGATAATCGACTCTACGCAGGTTGCTATGTTAATACAGCAATAGATTATTGGTTACAGGACAACCAATATGGAATGCGTGTTAATGCTTTCCTACGAGGTCTACAATTTAACGCTGAAGGTGAGGAGTTCGGCAGTGGCACAAGTTTTGTCGCTACTGCTGATGAATTCGCTATGCTTGAAGAAGAAGATCGAACTAAAGGTAATGATGCTAAAACATTGCTCCGTAAAGACGTAGAAGCTAATGATTATCATTGTGATTTTCTTGATTAATGCTTTATATCGATACTGAAACTTTCAGTAAACAAGATATTCGTAAAGTCGGTACCTATGTCTACACTGCTAATTGCACAGTACTTTTATGCGCTTGGGCAATAGATGATGACCCTGTACAACTTTGGGATTTAACTATAAGCGATATTATGCCTGAAAAACTAAAATTAGCTTTGTTAAATCCCAATATCTTAATATATGCGCATAACAGTAATTTCGATCGTAACGTATTACGTCATTGTTTAAATATTGACATACCAATATCTCGCTGGCGCGACACAATGGTGAAAGCATTATCTCTATCACTACCTGGATCACTCGAACATTTAAGTGAGATATTCGCGCTTTCAGTTGATCAGAAAAAAATTGTTAACGGTAAAAAACTTATTAATAGGTTTTGTAAGCCTGCACCGAAAAATCGCAAAGTAAATCGATATGATAAATTCACCCATCCTAGTGAATGGTTAAAATTTAGTGAATACGCTAAGCAAGATGTAGTTGCTATGCGTACTATTGATAAGATCTTACCTAATTGGAATTATCAAGATACTGAATTAGATTTATGGCACCTAGATCAAGTTATTAATGACCGTGGGTTAATGATAGATTCAGGTGGTGTGAATTGCGCTATTAACTTAATTAATTTAACTCTAAAAAACTTGCACAGTGAACTATATAACTTAACAGATGGATGTGTATCTAAAGCAACTGAGATCAGTAAGTTAATTAAATACCTTAAAAATAATGGTATTAATACTAAAACATTAACGAAAACCGATGTTACGAAACTATTAAAAGAAAATATCAGTAGTAATCTCCGTCGAATATTAGAAATTCGTCAACAAATAGGTAAATCATCTACTGCGAAATATAAAAAACTACAAGACGCCACGAACAAGGACGGTCGGTTACGTGGCACCTTACAGTTTAATGGTGCTTCACGCACTGGACGTTGGGCTGGTCGATTGTTTCAACCACAAAATCTACCGCGTTCTACTATTGGTTGTACAGATATTGGTAGAGACGCAATTGTAGATAAAAAAGTAGATTTACTCTACAGACACCCAATGGAAGTAGCTAGTTCTTGCCTACGTTCTATGATAATAACGCCTTGCGATAGCCATTTAGTGGTAGCGGATTTAGCTAGCATTGAAGCTCGAATTTTACCATGGCTTGTAAAAGATGAAAAAAAACTTAAAGTATTTCGCTCTGAGTTAGATGTATACAAGCAAGAAGCTGCTAACATTTACGATGTATCTTATGATCAGGTAAATAAAGATCAGCGTTTTATCGGTAAAATTGCTGTACTCTCTCTCGGTTATCAAGGCGGGCAGAAAGCTTTTATTACTATGGGAGTTAATTACGGAGTAAATATTGACAAAGATTTAGCACTACGAATAGTGCGTAATTGGCGTAATGCGAATAAACGTATTGTTCGGTTTTGGTATGATTTAGAAAAAATTATTATCAATATCATTAAGTACAATACGCAAGGTATTTATCATCGTGTAAGTATTAGTATTGATAATAATTTTCTCAAAATTAAATTGCCTTCCGGTCGTTTTCTATGTTATTTCCAACCGAGCGTGGATATGGTTTTAAGAGAAAATCAAAAAGGTGAAAGTTATAAAAAAGAACAAATTAGTTATATGGGTAATAACCCATACACGAAAAAATGGGAACGTATTCCATCCTATGGTGGTAAATTTGTAGAGAATATAACACAAGGCGTAGCTAGGGATGTAATAGCTGCGAATTTACAATCAACTGAAAATGCGAATTATAAAATTGTTAGTATAGTACACGATGAAATCCTCACTGAAGCGAGCTTAGAAGCTGGTGCTAAAGATTTAACAACTTTGCTTAGCGTTACCCCTGAATGGGGTAAGTCTTTACCTTTAGCTGCTGAAGGCTATACAGCAGAAAGATACCGAAAATGATTTTTGAAAAAGATATTGAAAACTATCTTGTTAAGAAAGTAAAAAAACAAGGTGGTATAGCCTATAAATTTAGTTCACCAGCTTGGCGTTCTGTACCTGATCGGATAGTGCTATTCCCTGATAGATGTATATTCTTTGTTGAATGTAAAGCAAAAGGTAAAAAATTAACTGTAGCACAAGAAAAAGAACATAAAAGGATAAAAGCTTTAGGTTTTAGAGTCTATACAGTAGATAGTAAAAAATCAGTAGAAGATTTAATAAATATCAATGCTGTTTTTACCTCATAAATATCAAAATGTAGCTACTCAATTTATTCTTGATACCCCGAAATGCGCATTGTATTTGGAAATGGGGTTAGGTAAAACGGTTGCTACTCTTACCGCTATTGATAAACTATTTGATCAATGCGAAATTCGTAAAGTACTAGTTATCAGTACTTTACGTGTTATAAACATTGTATGGCCAACTGAAATTGCTAAATGGAATCACACTCGCTATCTCACTTACGAAGTGATACACGGTAATATTAATAAACGGATTCGATCACTAAAAAACCCAGCACAAATCCATCTAATAAACTATGAAAATTTATGCTGGTTAGTAGAACAATGCGGTCAACGTTGGCCCTATGATATGGTTGTTCTCGATGAATCCAGTAAGATGAAATCGCCCAGTGCAAAACGCTTTCGTGCATTTCGTAAGGTTACTAAATTTATTGATCGAATCGTTGAATTAACAGGTACACCAGCTCCTAATGGCTTATTAGATTTATGGGCACCCACTTATTTATTAGATAAAGGAATACGTTTAGGTCGTGGTATCACTGCTTATAAACGTCGTTGGTTCGATACTGATTACATGGGCTATACCTGGACCCCAAAACCATGTGCTAAACGTGAAATCTATCAACGTTTAAAGGATATTACCGTTTCTATGAAGACAAAGGATTATCTTAGTCTACCAGAAGTCATCACAACAAACCTTAGAATTAACATGCCAAAACAACTGTTTAAACAGTATCGACAATTAGAAAAAGAAATGGTTTTAAAGCTAAAACACAGTGAAATTTCAGCAGCGAATGCTGCGGTACTTAGTAATAAGTGTTTACAATATGCTAATGGTGCTATTTATGATGAACAAAAAAATTGGGAGACAATACACAACCTCAAACTAGATGCATTGACTGATATAGTAGAAGAAACCGCTGGTGTACCATTGTTAGTATCTTATACTTATCAATCTGATCTTATCAGATTACAGCGAAAGTTCCCAGAAGCTTGTACACTAAATAGTGATAGTGTTATAGCTAAATGGAATTTAGGTAAAGTGCCAATGTTATTAGCTCATCCAGCAAGCGTCGGACACGGCTTAAATCTCCAAAATGGAGGTAACCACTTAGTATGGTTTGGTATGAATTGGTCATTAGAATTGTACCAACAAATGAAAGCTAGATTACATCGACAAGGACAAAAATTACCTGTATTTATATACCATATTCTTATGGCAAACACAATAGATGAATTGATATTAGAACGTTTAAAAAGTAAGCGTAACATACAAGAGATTTTAATGCAAGTAATGAAAGTAACTGTATATTAAAAAAAAAAAATGGTACTATTACCAATATATTTTGGTATGTTCTTTAGTAAACTAAATGAAAAAAACTGATTTAAATACATTAAGTACTCAATTAGTCGAAAAAGAAAAAGTGCTAGAACAAGATAGATTAATAGAAAAAGAAAAAGCAACTAAACAAGCTGAAATGTATTTTCAGATCTTATCTGAAAAATACCAATTTAAAGAAGAATATATTCATATAATTATTAAAAATATTATACAATCACAGGAAAAAGCTAAACAATACGATGTATATAGAGAATGGGCAATAAAAGCTACTATTGGATTTTTAGTTATTGCTTTTTTTGCTGGACTTGAGTGGGTTTTTTTAAAATTTATGGATTCAGTATTTGAAGAGAGTCTAAACTAATATGGGAATACCAATAGGTACAATACTTGGCTTCGGGAGTACTTTAATCAATAAAGTGTTTCCTGATCCTAAAGCAAAAGCACTTGCACAAGCTGCTTTATTTGATCTTAAAGCTAAGGGTGAATTAAAGGAATTAGAATCTGCTATGAACATTATAGTAGCAGAAGCTGGCGGAGGTTGGCTCCAAAGGTCTTGGAGACCTATTACCATGCTTACTTTTCTTGTATTAATTATTTGTGATTGTTTTGGGTTATTAACTTTTCGTTTATCGGATGAAGCATGGACTTTACTCCAAATCGGTTTAGGTGGTTACGTAGTAGGTCGAAGTTTTGAAGGTGTAGCAAAAACAGTTAAAAAATAAGTCCTATTTTATTAAAAGCTAAAACAAAAAGTAGACCGCCATAAAATAACATAAGTTTTTTAGAAAAAATACTTTCGCTCCATTGCGGAAAAATATTTGGTTTAAAAGATATAAAACTACTCATTAATGAATTAGATTTTTTCTCTAACGAGTTAGTTATATTAGTGTATTTTTTCACTTATTAGATAAACCTTTAATATCCATCTCTATTGTTCTTATTTTTCTTTCACTATTTCTTTTTTTAAAATTTTCTCTTTTCATTTCTCTTTTCCATTTAGCTAGTTTTTCTTCTATTATTCTTTTTTCTATTGCTTTTTTTCTCATTTCTTTTCTTTCTAGCATTCTTTTTCTTATCTCACTTCTATTTTTTTCTTTTTTAGAAAAAGTAAATAAATTAATGTACCATACGATAAATTGCCAAATTTTTTGATACCATCGGGTTTTTAAATACTTTTGTTTCTCTATCATTACTATTTTTCTTACTTAAAAATTTAATACAATCTTCTTATTTAGCTGCTATAGCTATTTCATTAGTTCTAATAGCTGCTGTATTATCCTCTATATCTGTTTTATTAACCGCTATAGCTATTTCATTAGTTCTAATAGCTTTTTCATTATTCGCTATATCTGTTTTATTAGCTGCTATATCGTTTGTTATATCGTTTGTTATGTTAACTAACTCACTCATAACACGCTCTATATCTGTTATAATATCCATTATATCTTTTGTTATGTTATCTGACCTACTCATAACAAGCTCCATATTTGCTGATATATACGTTGTATTATCCGCTATAGCTGTTGTATTATCCGCTATATCTGTTGTATTATTACCAATAGCTGTTGTATTATTACCAATAGCTGTTGTATTATTACCAATAGCTGTTGTATTATTACCAATAGCTGTTGTATTATTACCAATAGCTGTTGTATTAT